TGCCTCATCAATCTTTCCAAGATATCCTTTGGCATTTTGAATGCTGGATTTCTTACGTGCGATTCTTTCTTTTTTTTGATCCATATTTTCATCACTCTCATTAGCAAGGAAGGTTTCATACATTAATACAATTTCCTTACTCATAGAAGCGACAGCAATAATATCCTTTTCACGTATTATAAAAAATTCTTCATCAGATAATTGCATCCATTTGTGGAAACCCATTCCACGCATCATCTTTCCTTCAGAAATTTGTTTCTCTATTACCTGTATTACTACAGGGTCACTTAGAAAACATAAAGTTTCACCTTCACCCTCTTGGGTTAAGACGGCTTTACCAAGTATCTCCTCACCATTCAGGAGTTTAAAAACCCCATAAAATTCTTCATCATGTTTGGCGTAATTAATCGTCATGCGGTTTTACTTTTACATCTATAATTTCATAATTAAACTTTTCGTCTCTATAGATTTTTAATCTCTCAAAGAGATGGAGAAGAGTATAATTCTTCCCATTATCTCTACTAATATCGTCAGCAATATCATACAATGTTGCTTCTACTTTTCCTCTACCCCTACGGAGAACCCTTCCAATGGATTGGAGATTTCTAATTCTGGACTTGGAGGGACTGGCGAAGATGACGTTGTGCAACCTCCTAATGTTAACCCCAGTACTGAAAGTGCCATAACTGGCAACAATAATTGAATTTTCTTCATGTTCTACTAATTTACGAATGTGTTCACGGTCATCGACATCCACTCCACCATAAACTAAATGGACTGGTTTGTCTGTATGACTATTTATCATATCATACAAAGGTAGACCGTGCTTCTCTACATAGTTAAAAAGGACAAGACTATTACCTTTAAGATCACATGCTAAGTTACGAATAAATTTATTTCTTTGCTCATGTTCACAAAGGTATTCTATCTCATCTTGATATCCATCAAAGATCTGTTCCTCATGTTTAAGTACAATAACTTTAACATTTAACTTGGCAACATGTCCTTGCTTCATTAACTTATGGGTTCTAGTTACTTGAGAACATCTACCAAAGACACCTTCAAGTACAAGTTGATTAACATTAGCACCATCTAATGTACCAGTAAAACCAAAACGGTATTTACATCCATGCAATTTATGCATAAGCGTAGTAAGAGATTTGGCTTTGAAAAGGTGTGCCTCGTCACCGATGACAACATCAAAACTCTCAAACCACTTACGAGGTTGTTTATAAACAGATTGCCAAGTGGTAATTACGCAATCAGCTTTAGTATTTTTTTCCTCCCCAGAGTATATTTTGTGGCAGTGTTTGGATGCCATCCAACCATATTCTTCAAAGTCTTTATACATCTGCTCTACCAAAGAGGTAGTAGGAACTACAATTAGAATCTTTCTATTTACATTAACATGAAACCGAACCAATGAATAAATCATTAAGGATTTCCCGCTTGCAGTTGGGGACAATAGGAGCCGTCTGTTGTATCGTAGGCATTCGTATATTGCTGAATATTGGTAGTCCCGAACCTTCACAGGAAGACCCAAAGCTCGAACAAATCCAACAACAGACTCAGGAGTTATTAGAGAGTTTTCCTCTTTCGGATGACCAAAATTTTCTGACTCCTGATATTCAAAAGTATATCCCTTTAACTCTGCCCACTCAGTAAGATACGATACTAGACCACAATATATCTCACCAGTAGCAGGAGAGTATAGATGTACCTTACCATCCCATCCTCTATATCTGTTCTTCTTCTGCATATATTTTGCAGACTCAACATCAAAAGAAAAATATTCTGCTGCTTCTTTATGAAGATGAGGTTCTGCTTCAACTTTCAAATAGACTTCGTTCTTTTTCTTGATCGACAAGTCCATCATTACATACCTGCTTGAAATTTCTCCCACTCAATAGCGTTTTTAATTTGGAAATTACGACTATTAATTTGCCGTAAAACACCGTCAAGAAAGAAGAGTACCTGATCTATGTAGTCGATCTTGTACTGAAGTTTTCTGATATCATCATCAGATTCGATGAACATATTAACTTCTTCTTTCGTAGTTAATTTAAAATCAAAA